ACATAATAGGGAGTGAAGTGATTAGTAGCTCCCTATTTATATTAACATTTAAAACATTTATATCATGGCAGAATTATTTGACCTATGTGTAGGTGCTATGTACTTGATGTCTGACATCACAGGACTTACATACAAAGAAATTAACATATGGCTGTTTGTTATCATACATCCTGCCATTACGTTAACATTATTAACATTACTTATATTTAAACGACATGAAAACAAATTATTGGACGACTAGAGATGGTCAACAGATAGCAGTAGAAGATTTAGAGCACAAGCATCTATTAAATATTCTACATATGTTAAAAGCAAAAAATAATCTTTATGCTATGCGTATATCAAGACATGCTGCTTGTATAGAGAAAAATAGAGAACAACTAAATTTAATTTTAGGAGAAGGTGCATACATTACTTGTGCTATAGAAAGAGCTAAAGATGATTTGAAAAGATGGGCTGAAGAAAAGCGTTTGGAGTATGAATGCGACACAGGCATTGATTATGATAATAGAGAACTGCTCTAATAAACAGAGGACACTGCTGAAAGTGTGTCAAGCTAACCACATTTATTAACCTTTTATACATTATTAACATGCGCTACGTAGTTACTTACACTGCAAACAGTTGTGATGAACACGATTGTGACCCAATCTATCACACACACAAATTTTCTAGAACTTTTAAGGATGAGATAGATGCCTTACATTTTCTAGGTGAATGCACAAGCAATCACAAAGACCTTCACGCAATAGAAGAACCAGTTGAAACTGAAGAAACAGAGACACTGAAAACATTTGTTGACCACGAAGGAACAATTATCTATTATTATTAATCATTATTAACATTTTAATCATGGCAAATTTATTGCACAGTGGCGACCTTAACACTCTAAAACTAGGTCAAACTTTACTTACAAGATTCAGAAAGATTGAAGGTGGCTTTGTCCAAATGGAATTGGCAGAAGTCAAAGAAGGATCTCGCGGCTTGTCAGCTGCGTTTGTATTTAATCAATCTGATAACAGATTTAGTAGAAACTCTGCACGTAGAGCGTGGCAACCAGCTACACCTGCGGATGTACAGAGTGCACTTGGTATCTCAGTTGGGGATGACCAAGCTTGGGAAATGGATGATATGGGCAACGAGATACTTGTCGTAAACATTCTTAATCCTGTTGCTTCTTTTGAAGGACAAGAGTTCCCATTACGAGTTCAAATTGTAGAAACTACTGAACCTACCGAATGGCAAAGAGCTAACATTAATAGCACTGCTAAGCGTAAGGGTAGAGATGGAGAGTTTATTCTACACAACGGTGAATACATATTCACTCGTTCCTCTATTGTATTCAACGAACCAGTAGACGTGTACTTGAAGGCTGATACAGCACCAGTGCAAAGTCCTACTATTCAGAAAGTTGATGTTGCAACAGGAGAGATAGTAAATTAATGTAAATAAAATGGGTATATCACTTGCGTGGTATATCCATTTTTACTATATTTGCTAAGTTTTATAAAGAATATTTATACATAATTATCTAAATCATTGAAAATGAATACATTAATTAAAAGCGCAGGTAAGGTAGTAGCTACAGTATCTGCATCCCACAATGTCACAGTAACTGAAAAAATGATTACTATTGACTTGTTCAATACCACGACTAAAACCAAAACCAAAAGACGTGGCAGACCTACAGGGTCTAAAACTAAAACTACTAAGTCTAAGACTAAGTAGTAATAATTTCACACAATTGTTTTTTATTGATGATGAAGGGGCCTTGTGCCCCTTTGTTGTCTCAATACTTTTAACTATGAATAATATAATTTTAACCAGAGATGAAGTATCATTACTTATACACAGTGTACAGCGCACTTTAATTAAGCTAGAACAATATGATCCTAACAGTGAAATAGTTCGTAAGCATAGGGTATTGCTTGAGACAATGTTAGATATAGAACAAGATCTTCATACACAAAAAGAAAAAGAACCTATAAATGTTTACAAATAATGGGAAAGATGAAAGAAATATACATGGACTTGCAACAAGGCTATGACCAAGAATTAAAAGCTGCATATATGATGGCTATAAAAGATAACAGAGATACTGTTTTTGTTCACGGTAGAGAAGTATCACTAGCTTACGCTGAATACTTACTACAGTTTGATGAAACTTTCTTAAAACAGTTTAAAGATGATTACACTAATAACGAAGACAACGAGTCTTAGTGACTCGTATAAACTAGGTACTATTGAAGACGTGGTCAAGTACTGCCACAACAAAGAAGTTCTAGGTGTAGACACAGAAACAGAAGGCTTTGACTTCACATGTAAGAAGATGATTATGTTTCAGATTGGTGATGAACATCAACAGTTTGTCATTGACACTAGATTCATAGACATCAGTCCTTTGAAGAACATACTAGAATCACCAGCTATAACAAAGATATTTCACAATGCTAAGTTTGACTACAAGTTTATTAAGAAGTGGTCAGGCATAGAATGTGATGGAGTTTACGATACGTTTTTGGTTGAAAGAATACTATCTTGTGGTCGTCACATAGGTTATGGACTGAAAGACCTCTGTAAACGCTACTTAAATGTAGAATTAAATAAGGAAATCAGAAACCAATTTATAGGGTTATCCGGTGAAGCCTATCGTGATGACCAGATAGTATACGGTGCTAAAGATGTAGAGTATCTATGTAAGCTACGTAAGCTACAGCTCCCAAAAATACAAGAGTTTAAACTACAACGTGTGGTAGAACTTGAAAATCGTGCAGTGTTAGCATTCTCTGATATTGAATACAACGGTATTGATATTGACAAGGATGCTTGGGAGGTCATTGCACGAGCAAGCGAACAAGAAGCCTTGGACATGAGAGATGAATTAGATAACCTGGTATTAATCGTCCCAGAGTTGTCGTGCTTTGTGTTATCTCATATCCAAGGTGACTTGTTTACACCACAAGAAGAACTGCGCAAAGTTGGGGTCAAATGGACTAGCCCTACACAAGTTCTAAAAGTATTTCAAAAACTAGTCCCTGAACTAGAAGATGTTAACGGTAAGAAGATGTACAAGTACAGGCGTCAGCATAAGATCATTGACTTGTATGTTAAGTACAAAGAAAAGATGAAGCTGGCTACTTCTTATGGTAGTGACTTCTTTAAATTTGTTTCAAGCGATGGTAAGATACATACGCAATTCAATCAAATACTTGACACTGGACGCGTCGCATCCAAGAAGCCAAACATGCAACAGATACCTGCGGATAATAAGTTCCGTAATTGTTTTCTGGCTCCTGATGGCTGGTGCTTCGTTTCTTCTGACTATTCTTCTCAGGAACTTAATGTGATTGCATTTGGCAGTCAAGATCCTGTATGGATAAAAGCTCTTAAACAAGGACAAGACTTACACAGTGTGTGTGCTGACCTTGTATATGGACAAGAGTGGGCAGATGCAGCTGAAGATGATTGCAGTTATATGATAAACAAGAGTAAATGTAAGTGTCCCAGACATGGTAGGCTACGCACAAATGTTAAGACAATTAACTTTGGGCTAGCCTATGGGATGGGACCTCACAAACTTGCAGATACTCTTGACATAAATACTAAAGCAGCTGAAGTTTTGATTGATAAATACTTTGATGCCTTTCCAGCTATTGGTGGTTTCTTAGACAAACTAGGAACCTTTGGTAAAAAGTATGGTTACATCAAAACGTTTCCACCTTACAATAGACGTCGTTGGTTTCCTACATGGTACCCACGTATATACCAAGAGAAGAGTCAAGCATTTGAACTTGGTAGTATAGAACGTGCTAGTAAGAATACACCTATACAGGGTGCATCAGCTGACATGACTAAGAAAGCTTTGATTCTTATCAGAGACTTTATCAAGTTGCATAATGCACCTGTAAAGATAGTTATGACAGTGCATGACCAGGTGGATACTATATGTAAAGAAGACTATGCACAGGAGTGGGTAGTTGAAATGACAAGACTGATGGAGCAAGCAGCTCTTGAGGTAGTAACTAACGGTCTGTTGAAAGCAGACACAAATATTAGTAAATCATGGGAAAAGTAAAATTATATAAACTAGATGCAAACGTTGCTCGTATACTTGCAACTGTATCTAGATTAACTGAAGTCCCTATCAGTAAAATTAGAGGTAGACTACGAACCGGTGAAGTGGTTGCAGCTAGACGTATATGTATGATTCTTATTAATGATAAGTTGAAGTACAGTTCTACTGTAAATGCTGCTGTGTTTCGTAGAGATCATGCTACTGTGCTACATGCATTCAAAGTACACTCTGATCTTATGGATGTAGATAAAGCATATGAAGAGTTCTTCAATATATGCGCTACAGCTGTAGGTATCAAGGGTATGGGTGATTGCAATGATAAGGACGACATGATTGCAAAGTTTGCCGCTCGTGTAGAATATCTTGAACACGAGAATGAAGAATTAAAAGAACAGATTAACAAAATAACAGAATTAGTATCATGATACATGAATTAGAATTAGAAAATGGATATACAGTCCAAGTTGAGTACGAATATGATGAACCTGAATTAGATTACAATGGTACAGGTTACCAAGGTGGCGTTACAATCAATGCTGTATGGGTAAACTTAAACGATGCCAACGGTAAGTTAATAAAGGTAGACATCTTACATTTTATGACAGGCTTTGATGAGTTTGATAAGAATGAACTTGAAGGTATACTAGAAGAAAACTATAAAGACTATGAGCCAGATCCAGATAGATATAGAGATGAATAAATTAATCAAAGTAAAAGATGAAGAGCAGAGGAAAGCTATCAATGCTTGGGCTAATAACAAGTTTACTGGTAGTATTATTG